CATTAGGTAGGTCTACACGCAGCTCTGTTTCATTAAACTTGGTATAAGGTATCTTAGCTGTAAACTGTTTCATGTAATCCCATGCAATAGACTTTGCTTGTTTGAAGGTGGGTGCAATATAGGCATACCTAGGGTTGTTATTTTTGGACAGCAATGCTGACCTAATTAGGTGGTTGATCATGCAAACTGTTTTACCGAACCTTCTGTGACATACGAGTACATTCCATCTGTGATTGTCTATTTGTCTGTGCAAGTAGGCTTGATGCTTCCTTGGTGTGTAGGGTATTTTAATATCCATATCTAGTGTATTCTGTCAGACTTCATACTACTAATAGGTTGATAGTCAAAACCCATACTGAACATAGCATAAGTAATAAATAAATCAGCAGTTATGTTATTAGGAAAGCCATAAAACTTAATTATTACATTGTTTGTGCCTTCTTCAATATAAGCAACTGAATCTAAATCATCTGCAGTAAAGTAATCCATATACTACATTTAGTGCATTTAAAAAAAAATAAAACTAAAAAAGTGTTTGTGTATAAAGGGGTGGCTGGATCTAAGGGTGTCCTCAAGTCCGGTCTATATATATATAATAAAATGCGGTAGGTTTTTGGGGGTATAGGGTGTCAAGATTTACAAAAAAGAGGGTTGTACTTTATATATATATCTTTTTTAGATTAGTGATAATAGAAAGTTATTGGTAACTATATGGTTAATGTTTTATTTTTTATAGATAGGTCAATAATACTGTCGTTTGTTTTATCGCACAAAAAAAGTTTGGCGCTCTATAAATTAAAATAGGAACATTTCAAAATAAATTTAACTGGACCAAATAAAACTTAAAACAATTCTAAACTGTAATTATGCAACACTTGTTGTAAATATATCACACAAAATAATTTTATATTTTTTTTTATCTTGCCTTATTCTTAACATAATTATTATATATGCTTTGTATATGTTAAAAAAAAAAAGGAAACAATGAAAACAATTAAAATAGAATATCAATCAGCTTTTAAAAATGAAACATTTGAAACTGATGATTTGAAAACAGCAATAGAAATTTGTGAAAATGGAATAAATCAACAATATCTAGTTTATGTAAATGGAAACAAATACAAAGCTATGAATACATTTGGTAAATCAATCAACTTAAACGATTAAAGGAAACTATGACAAAAAATAAATATGCTACAATTCAAGATCTTGTACCCGGTAAAAATTTTGATTTCTTTAACAATTTTAGCGATCAAGTTTTTAAAGATAAGACAATTAATATTAATGATGTAGGTCAAGATTGGTTTGATTGTCTTAATGATGATCAGCAAACATACGTTCAACAAATGCCAAAATACTCACATCTTAATTATGATGAAGTAATAAAACAATATGATCAAGATTCATTGCCTAATATAATTAAAAGACAGGAATCTATGGGTTGGAAGTGTGATAAAAATGGAAATATTATTGCCTAATTCTAGCCATATTTATTTATTAACTTTAAACAACTAACGAAAGGAAACTAAAATGTTTTATCCAACTGTAAAAGAATATAAATCAATTAGATACAAAGGTTATGATATTTTTTTAGAATTAAAATTAAATAATATAATGATCGCAAGTTGTTTACATGATGATGATAGCAATAGCTTTACTGATAGATTTATGGACTACACAAAAAAAGAAGTAATAAGCATATTAAAAAATAAAATAAACCAAATGAAAGGAAACTAAAATGAAAGTAGAAAACATAACAAGCAGCAATGGTAATAAAATAGCAAATCAATTTGTTATTACTGACAATCATAAAATGGGGAATAAGATTGAATATTTTCAATCATACAATTCAATGATTGCGAAAAAAATATATGATAATATCGGTGCTTATGTAGTTGAAACATATTTAGATCAAAAATATTGGAATTATAGCAACACCACAGGCAAATATAGAAATATATTTCTTAATGAAACTATAACAGAGACAAAAAAGAAAATTAAATCTGGTGAGTACATTTTAACAGACTTAAACAAATAAGAAAGGGACCAATGAATAAAAAGGTAGATAAATTAGGTAAAATGATTGATGATTGGAACAACTACTTAGATAAATTAAAGCAAGAAGAAGAACAAAGTCTTGCCATATTTTATGATTACGATTTGAAACCATTGCCAAATGATGTTGTTGATATGGTAGAAAATGAAACAGAAAATGATTTAGAAAATGCTCTTGATTTTAAGATTAATAAATGGGGTTTTGATAAATCAAGCAAATGATTTGGTTGATATGGTAAATGAAAAAAACAAAAGGGAAAAATAAATGAAATACTTAAAAATTAAAATAAAAGATGTTAAAAGATATATTAAATATTATGAAGATTGGTACAATACATTTGATAAAGATGGATATAAATATGTCATTGAACAATTAGATTTTGATGACAAATATTATAATGATTTACTTTCATCACTTCATAATTTTGTAAAAGGTGGGGAATTTTATCCAATAAAAATAAAATGAATAAACAACTGACACAGGAACGAAATTTTGATGAGGTAGAATTTATAAGTGGCTATGTAATGCGACTTATAAAAATTACTGAACAAAATATAAAACTAGGAAAGGAAACAAATGCAAATAGACAAGCACACAATCAAAGTGATTGGTACAAAATACGATCACGAAAAAGATAAAAGACTAACAGATCAAGTAGTATGCGAACACAACTCAACAGAGCCATTAGGAATGAAAAAGTTTTGTGTAATGTTGGAAGAGTTAGCTGATTGCTATGATGCGCACCAAGACGTAGAAGTAAATATAACTTTAAAACAATATCAATACGATTAATCTTTATTATCAGAGGGTATATCAACTATATCCTCTGATACATCAATCATATCCGA